AATTCCCCACTCTCCGTAAACCGCGTAACGAGCCTGCCATACGTCAGTAGTCGGACTCATACGGAAGATAGAACCTCCCGCAGTAGGATCCTCTACCCATCCACCATCAGGACGAGCATGGAACTCAATGAAGTCCGAATTCAAGAAGTAGTAGGTGTCATCTTCAACGAAGCGCTCAGCAATCACAGGTACTGGACCCGTGTCTGACATGAACTCCAAAGCCGAGAAGGAGAACTTCCCCTTCGGTCCCTCGTTCCGAGACTCAACAACCATGTAACGCTTTTGGTCCTCAAGTTGATTGAGGAGTTTGCGATACTGGACGAAGCTCGTCACATGCATGTCAGGAGTCTCTCCAAACGCATACTTAATGTTGAGGTTACCCTCGTTAAGTAGGTCAGGAGTAATACCGATACCAACAGAAGTGTTCTGGTACGGAGACTGCCAGCGATACGCAACCGTAATCGAGTATAGAGTTGAAGAAGTAGCCAAGAGTGCGCCACGAAGACCAGTTGGGTCATTAGCCCGGCTGTTCTGCATGTACACGCTATGAGTACCAGCTCCAATCGTTGCAAGATTAAGGGTAGCTCCATCAATCTGAGTCAAGCGTACAGTACGAGTCGAAGGAACTACGGAAGTAACCTCAAACAGAGCAGAGTCTGAATTGACGTTAACGTAATCCTTAGGCTCAAAGTTCGCCTGCTTCCAAGGAGTTTCACCAGTCGTGACAATCACAACATCGTACACGCCCGGAGAAACAAGCGTCTGGCTACCAGAGAAAGCTCCAAGACGACCGTTACCAACAGCTGCGTTGGTAGTAGCATCGTTGAAGAGAATTCTGGAAAGGTTAGCTTGCCACGCCTGAACGCCACGCTTTACAGGCTCACGAGAAAGGCGAACAAACGCCCCTTCGTCAGTCTGAGAAGCCTTAATCGCTTCATTATCAACTTCGATAATGGCGTAAAGCTTCTTAGCGTTGATACGCATACGAGCGTAGTTAGTCGAGTTAGCACGGGGAATAGCTCCCGAACCACGACCACCACCAAACGAGGTAGGAACGCTGATAAGAGCGTCCTCACCCACGAATGCGTCATTGCGTTTGCACTTAGCGACTACAACGTTTTCGGAGTTGTACATATCCCGGCTCATCTTGAGGTATTTAGTTTTAAATACCCCCTGAGCTGTAGTTAAATTATAATTTGCCATAAGGCAGCGACTCTCTGGTTAAAGGTTAATAATGCCTAACCGAGTCGATGCCGTAGGGGTGCTACTTTATCTTCCCGGCCCAAGCCTGCTTACTGGCGTTTCCAAACCACGCCTCGTATTCAGCCTCGTCAACATTTTCACCCTTCCGTGCCGCGCTGCCCTGTTTGAGGCTGGAGTTGAGGCGTTGTGTTTTTGCCCTCTCCACCTTTCTGTTCAGGTTCTGAACCGACTTTGAAGGTGTATTCGTAATCTGAGCAATTATGTATTTAATATCCTCTTTCTGCCAAGAGGGGTTCTGGACAGCCTGCCGGAACAGCTCTTCCATGAATTCAGAGTCCTTCGAGAGCTCTGGAGATACCTCAGCAGCAGCTTCATTAACCTTCTGCAAACTGGAGTACTTAATGTGAACTTGAGCCACTTCCCGAGGGCCAATCTGCTCAACGCTCTCGAACTCCTTACCGGGTCCTACTAGATTAGGAATAATGAACTCATGGTAAAGAGACTGAAACTCCCCTACCTCTAAGCCAATTTCTTTACAGATATTCTGGACCTCTACGTGGGCCTGCCGCACGTTGTTAGTCGTAACAACATCATTCTCTAAACGCGAAGCTTTCTCCTCAGCAGCTTTAGCCCTTTGCTCAGCAAAGTAAGCTTTTCGCTGCTCTGGATTCATGCGCGTCCAGACGTTAGTGACCGTCTCCATTTTCTCAAGGAACTGCCGCTCTATCTCAACGGCTTCGACCTCGTTACCCGCTGCAACCATACGAGCCAGCGCTCTGAGGGCAGGGAGAGGGTCACCAGTCTTCGCGACTTCGACAACCTCTTGAGCTTTATTAAGGATATTGCTGACTTTGTTATCGACACGGAGTTCTCGCTGATTGGCATAGGAGAGCCTCTGCTCTATTGAGCGATTAAACTTGTCTTGACCAACACGGGCCTGAATAGCCTCCTCTAAGGAGACTTTGGTCATCTTCCCGTCGACTTCAATCTCGAACTCCGCCTTTCTGGGGATGTCTACTTTCTCACCATTAATGAAAGCCTCGACTATTTCTTGCGCTGTATCTCCACTATCTCCATCCCCGGGAACAGTTTCTTTAGCGCCGTCAGCGCCTGACTCTTCTGAATCCTCTCCATCTCCCTTTGACTCAAGGGACTTGACAACTTCCTTAGCTGCCGCCTTTTTCGCAGCAACTTCATTAACCTTAACGGCCTTGTCAGCAGCGTTTTCAATAATGTTAGTCTCAGCATTATCCACCTCATCGTAAGCATCCAAGAGAGCATCGGCAGAGCCGGGGCCTCCCTTCATACCCGTCTTGGGCATGTTCTGCACTACAATAGACGTCGAAGGAGTAGCCGCAGGTGCGGCTGGGGTGGGTACAATTGCTTCACTCATAGTTTAATTACCTTAAAGGTGCTGGTTCTACTTGCATTGGAGGCAATCCCGTCGGTTCCCCCATCGACAATTCTGCCGCTGGAGGAATAGGCCCGGGGGATTGCATCGCATCTACTGGACTACCGGGAGGCATTACCGGCCCCCCACCCATCATGGGGTTCCCCATCATTCCACCGCCCGGAGGGGGCTGAGAGAAGAGGAGAGGCCACTGTGGGCACTCAATCATCATCTTCTGCTGGAAGATTGGGTTAGGAGGAACGAGCATCATGCCAAGGGCGTCGGTAATACCAAACGCCTTTTTAAACATGAGGTACTCAGTAAGCTTAACGTGCTCAAAGTAGAGCTGACGTGCTTCCTCTGGAATAATCTCCTTAAAGTCTCTCCCCTGCATCTGCTGGATATGGGTCTTCCAGTGAACAATGAGGTCCTCAACAGGAGAAGGCGCAGGAACGGGTTGCCCCTTCCGCATATCCTCATTCTCGCTGTTAGCAGCCGTGTACGCACGTGAGGAGATGTCTTTAAACTCCTCAGCATTCCCGAGGTCCAAGAGCTTAATGAGCTGCTCTCTCGTGATAGGAGAGTTGGGCCCTACCTGAACTTGAGAGAGCTCGATTATCTCTTCGATTTTGGACGCAGGTGATTGAGAAAGTGCCGTAGTAGTTTCGATGCGAATATCGTAAGGCTTGCTAAGATTAGCGACTTCAAACTGTCTGATACGGAATTCGTTATTCTTACCAACCACCCGCGCAAGTCTTCCATCAGAGTCATCGTAGAAGTCTCCCGCAGTAGCAAGAACCATCTTTGCGTCTTTAACAAGAGCAACCTCATTGTACTTAATCGCCATGTAATAGGCGCGTTTATCCTCTTGGTCCTCAATCACTCGAAGCGCCTTAGCAGCACGTACTCCAGAAGGAGCCTGTCCAGTAGAGAGCGTATACTGACCAGAAATCTTGTTATGAATCTCTTCCAGCTTACTGAGGTAGGCGAAAGCTTCTCCAGAAGCGCCGCCCATCTGCATGAGTGAAGGAGGCTCATCGCTATAGGTCACGATGGTAGATTCATTCACGAGCTGAGTTATGTCGCAGCTTCCCTCTCTCATCGCAATCTTGGGATGAGCAGTAAGGACTAGAGCCTTGTACACGAGAGACGCGCACGCATTAATCTGATGCTGTATCGGGAACGTCTGCTGAATGAAGCTCATTCCGCGTGTTTGTCCCGGGACATCAATGTCAGAGAGATAAATGTAGGGGAGCTTTCCGTGCGAGTAAGGAAGCTCTGTAGACTCTAGAATAAGCCCTTTAATGCGCTTAATCTTTCGCCCCTTTTCGAGCATAGGATGATGACGATGATGGAGCGTATAAACAATGCAATCATTCTCGCCTTTCGCGATATTAACGCCGTAGTTCTTGAAAATATCAGAGCCGCCGTCAGGCTTAATCTGGTCAGCTAAATCAGGATACTGGGCACGTAGCTCATCAACGTGCTGCACGTCCCACTCAATGTCCCAGTTAATCTTATCGCGGGAAGCAGCAGGCTCTTCAAATACGTGATAGCCGGGAACCACTCGCTCCTCAACCTCTCCGACGCGCACAGCGCCTTGAATGAAAAGAGGTGTCCCATCGTGGGACAAGATAGGCTCACCATTGGAGCCAAGAAGCGGAGTTCTTTGTCCCGATTGAGACTGCTGAAGATAGTCAGGATGAAGGTCGCCCTTAGCAGGGTCGTACTCAATGAAGCGAAAAGCCTCTCCCGTTATTTTGGCAAGGCGAACAAGCTCCGCGTTCTTTCTATCAATCTCATTAATGTACCAGATATAATCCAGCACATCCTTCGCAATCTTTGCATCATCCGCATCCTTGGACTCTGCATTTGCTGGGTTAACGGCCACAGCTGGACGGAAACGAGTGAGCTTGCTAACCCAGTATTCGACAGCATCCCACGTGTGATTGATAACGATTCGGGGAGAGCGTCGATTGGAGATTTGCTGCTTTTCCCAGAATCTGTTCGCATACTTTTCCTGATGCAGCCACTGAATACCACGGTAGACTAAGAGGTTATCTAGCTGAAGCTGAAAGTAGTCTGAGTAGTGCCGCTCACAAAAGCCTACGGCATTCTCGAACCATTCCTCGACCATCTTGTTATCATCGAGGTCTTCTATGGTCCACAAGGGACGAATCCCCTTATGCGCGGTAATATCCTCGTCAAAGGGATTCTTAGATAGAGGACCAATAGAATACGCCATACTCTAGCTCTCTTTCATAGTCTGCTGAGCGAACTCAGCAATTTTACGCTCTTCTTCCGTAAGCACAGGTCCGAGCCACTCAAACATGTCAGCGTCCTTTTTGATTAACTCAGAAAGAACGTGCTTATTCTTCAAATCCTGCGCTGGCGTTGAGGGAAGCTTCTTTACTTGGAAACCCCTCTGCAAGATTGCCACGCCAATGTTCGCAGAAGAGGCCAAGGTATTCGCTCTGTCTGCGTACTTCTCCGCAATGCTCGCCTTGATAGAAACCTTTGCCGCCTC